TAGGCTCCACCAGCGAGCAACTCAGTATTTATCTCTTTGAGGTGATCCTTCTGTGCCGCTTCACTTTCAACGGCGAGGACATCCCCAATACCACCTTCCAAACCAGCAGTAAATACTGACTTGACTGATGCACCGAAGGTCGTTGACACTATACGTGGTAGTGACGAGACAACTTCAATGTTGGATACGTCTACGGTTGGAATTGAACCCGTCTCTGTGACCGGTCGTGATCGAGTATCACCACGGTCAGTACGGAGCCTCCAACCAACTGTATTACCCCAGACATTTCTGGGGAGTGCGTTAAACACACGAGTCTGGTTGTTTAGTGCTGTCCAGACTTTCCTACCATAAGTAGCGGTAAATACATTCGTACCTGCACCATCTACAGTATGGTATGTTTGCTTCGCCATATAGTCTGGGCCAAGAATAGACTGACCTAGACCTCTATTTGACTGAGCAATAAATTCACTAATTGATACTGCCATTTTTACTTTTCCTCCGTTATTAGGAAAGGAGTTCAGTAGGAATACCTTCGGTATCACCTGACTGCACTCGCTCTTGTAGGGTTCGAAGTTCGCGGAAAGAAAGCTTAGAAAGCTGGTCAACTACATCCTCTTGCTCTTGAGCTTTGGATATAAATGTCTCACTCTCTGTGCCAAGGGTCTCGTCCGGAATGATCCTAGGGGCTTGAAGCCCTGTCTCCTCACGGAAGCCCATTCGCTCTAGTCGTTCAACAACTTCACCGTCAGTGGACTTCTTAATAGACTCTTGGTAACCTGCGACCTGTTTCTGTAGGTCTTCAAGTTGCTTTTTCATCGCCACAAACTCATCAGAGTCGTCATCGCCATTACGACGCTCACGATCTCTTTCATCCTTCTCATCTTTATCTTTATCCCTGCTATCATCGTCATCTTTCATAAGAGTTCTCTTACCCATTTTAGAAACGATGGTATCCTGTGCATCCGCAGTCGGAGTACCCTTTGTACCGGGATCGGCTGTTGTAGAGCCGTCATCAGCATTAGGATCACTCAACTTGGTGCCACCAACTTTTTTCTCTTCCACATCAATGCCAACTTCATTATCTGCCTTTATCATAGCTATAACTTCCTGAGCTACACCTTTAATAAGAGCAGCGTACTGCTCCTCTTCGGCTAGCTGTAGGTCTTCCTCATACTCATAATCTTCTGCTTTTTCAAGTCGGGCTTCCATCTTCTGTAACACATCGGCTACAGCGGTCAACCCTAGGGTATTACCCTCAAGTTGTTTTTGGATTTGCTCCATTACATCATCTGCCATATCTTAACCTCCATTAAAGGTTCCTATTATGTAATTTTACATAAAGTTGGTCTAAGCCACCCCCGACTTTATACAAAAAAATATACTGAACAGTAAACTCTGCTCAGTATATTATACTCACGTTATAAAAAAATCATACTATAAATACAATTATTCTAGATTTTCAGACACCTTACCACTTGTAATTACTTTTAAGACATCGTTTCTAAGGGCATAAAGATGTTGTTGTATAAGTTTTTTAACTTTCTCACATTGGGTTCCCTCAGGTAGAGAAGCTTCTATAACATCGAGCACCTGCCCTACTGTACGAGAATGTCTCGCCATCAACCACTCCTGACTCTCTGTAACTTGCTCGATATCCATGCTGTGTCTCCTCTATATATTTTTCTTTAATAATGTTTCAATTTGTTCCTTTGGAGGTAATTGATTAAATGAACCTTTACGTTCACCTACAATACTTCCTGTACTGACCACAGGTTTTTGTACATCTCTCCAATAGCCAGCTACTTTACGATAACGATTAGTTTTCTTATCCATCTTTACATACGGGTCTACCCATTCCGCCGAAGTAGTTGTTTCATTATACTCTTGGGAACTAGATTCTTTTGGGGTCATAGTTAAATTATTACCATTCACCATCATGTCATACTCTGGCAATCTAGCTCGTATGTTATTTATCACCCGCGCTCGTATCAGAGACGCAAGATTCATTAGCATATGTTAAGCCCCCCAAACTTCTGGTAATTCTAACTCAAACTCTGATTCTTCCTGATCATATCGGTCTAAGTAGATAACTTCTTTACCCACCTGACCATGTTGTGGGTGGAAGTACAATACTATCTGCTTAGGTTTTGTAATAACATTGAGGCGACTTATAGTAAATTCATCCCCACCTTTCATTGTACCGCAAATATGCAAACTTCCAGTCCCAATATCTATCTCATCTACCCTGTGGAAGTGTCCTAATAATACATCATCAAAGGATGAAGATATATTGAACTCGTCATCTGTGAGTAGGTGGGTCTTATATTGAAGCACAGACCTAAGTGCCGTGACTGTCCGTAGAATAGTAGCTGTGGCTCCGCCACCGCCAATAGCATCACCGTGCATCATGAGTATATTACGGTTAGCAATATTACTTACATGACTGGTAGATTTAGGAATCTCAAACTTTATATTAGATTGGTTTGCACAGAACACCGCAGTCCACTGGTATAACATGTAATCCCAATCCATATAACGATCTTTAGATGGTATCTTCCTCGTCATGCGCCCATGATTGCCTACGACGCAAGGAACTCTTATTTCATCGAAGTGTGGTGCTAGGAACATCAAGGCTTGACTAATTATCTTAGCCCCGTACATCATCTGCATCATACAGTTATCTACATTGGTTCGGGCGAGTTCCTCGTGTATATCTCCGGAAACCATATCGCCAAGCATAGGAATAACTAATTCATCTACTTCACATATATTCCTACGATATTCGGCAAGACTCAATACTTGGTTTGCCCACCCCCACATCCTTCGACTAAATAATTCTATATCATATTCATTTAGTCCTATAGTTTGTTCCTTACTAACGTTATCACCGACATGTGTATCTGTTAGGGGAGCAACCATAACTTGTGCTGCCCTTCCTCTTTTACCAGCCCCCGGTTTCCTAGTCGGGTACTGTTTAGCAGCTTTGAGGGGAGTTACATATCTTTTGATTGTATCTACTAATACTTCAGATTTAGTGGAGTCTTTGATTGCTCGTTCGTACAACTTCTTATAGTAAGTCGCTTCAGATTTAAAAGTTACAACGCGTTTATCTAATCGAATTCGATCCCTGATTAAATCTTCCTCTTCCTCAGGAGAAATTTCATCTGCCATATTTGCAGCAGCTTCATCTAAAAGCAACTCAAAATCTGTGGTATTGACTGCTGATAAAACCTCTCTATCATACCACCGTTGTATGGTAGACCTATGAAGTTCTATACCATATTCATCGGCTAACCACCTAGCCATACCTGTCCATGTCTGCCCTGCTTGCCGCTTACGAATAAGTTCTGACTTTGCAATCTCTGGAATCATAAATTCCTCCCTAACTATGCTTATCTAATATTCTACTAGTTTACTCCTATCGGAACATCTGTGTCAAGGGCTTTCAATAATGATAGTACTGACGGGTCAGACTTTAATATTCTAGAAATTGTTTCCATTTTAGTAAAGTTGAAGTGGTGGTCGTATTGTCGTCTTGTATATCCCTGTTGTCCGGGTGCTAACCCATGATTCCCACGCCTACCTTGAGGGTTGGGAACCTTCAAACGAGACCATGGTTGCGTGGCGACACGGACGGATTCATTTATATCATTAGTATTTACATTCTCAGGTCTTGCATCTAATTGAATCATACCCACTCGTGCTTCTTCTATTACCCATTTAGCAAAATCTTGTACTGACTTCCTAGATTGATTAACTTCTTCGCCTCTCAGGAACCGATCTGCTTTTGTAACTCCGCTAGTTACAGTCTTATCTTTCTTGTCCTTCTTTTTATTACTGGATTGTATCCCCATACGCTTTTTAGCACCCCCACCGAAGGTATTAGTAAACACACCGGGGTCTGAGGCGACTGCTACTGTCCCTCCACCAGCTAATCCACCCCCACCGTCACCCCCACCATCTTTCTCCAGCAGAGGCATTTCTTTGGGTTTCGGTGGATTTTCCTCTTCTATAGTACGAGCCATCTCTCGTTGACGGGGAGTAAGTGAGGCTTTTCCTTTCTCCCTTGCTTCCTCTACCGCCTTTACATTAGCTTCTCTCATTTCTTCATCACTCAACCTTTCATCTTCCTCTTGAGCCTCGTGCGGACTTTGATTCGGCGGTCGAATTTTACTAATTTGAATAAAATTTTGTAAATCTTGTGTACTACTCATCGTTCATAATATCCTCAATTACTGGGTTAGACGCTTCTACCTTAGTTGAAGTAATTTCAGGGGGTTTTGCAAACGTAGCTTTTTCTACTCTGGATAACCGACCATCATCCAAGAAAGCTACATACTGGGACTCATTCTGAGAGAACCATAGCTTTGTACCATCATCAGATAACTCTTTAATAAGAGGAGCCGGGTATCCTTGGTCTGCTAAGTCCTGCATCCAAGACTTAGTAGCGAAGGTATCAAAGAACTTTTCTGTTCTTTCCCCTAGTTTATCTGTCTCATCTTGAACTGGGCGTAAGGAATTAGGTGGATTCCCAAAAGGATATCTACCTTTCAGTTTCCTATTCCGTAAAGGTGTTTTACTGCTGCTTTTAAGGAGAGTCTGATCATCTGATTGTTGCTGAAGTAGTTGGGCCAAATCAGGGGACATTTGCTGGCCTTCTTCTCCACCCCCTCCCGCCTGTTGCTGTGCCATCGCCGCCTGTTGCTCCATCTGCTCCATCTGCTGATCTTGCATTTCAACCATCTGCTCCATCTGTTTAGTTTGAGCTTCTACCATCTTAGGCTCACCGGAAACTACGAAGCGAGCTTCTTCCACATCCACACTTGAATCCTTAAGATTTACATCATACCCTAATTGAGCTAACTGTGCAGCTAACTGAGTCCGTTGCAATGCAAAACTAATTCTAGTGGCTTCCGCCTTTTCTTCTGGATTTGGGAGTTCTAATTTCCACTGAGTGACATTGAAGGCTCTTAGTATATGAGGGAATATCTTCTCATGGAAAATTCTCTGATCTCCCTCTACAACCCTACTCATCACTACTAGTTGTTGGGTCTGCGTAGATAACCCACCGAAAGCTTCTGGCGCACCCTGCCATGCAGGAGTCACACCCCACATAGCCGATACTCGCTCTCGAATCTCCTGTCGAACAGGCAAATAATCCATTTCCTGAAGCGTATGGAACAGACGTACCATATCTACCCTACCTCTTTGATTACGACTTGACACTGCAACCATGGGTATGAAGTTGGGGTCTGCTTTTACATTAGCCACAAGGTTCGCTCGTTCTCTACGCAAACTCTCCGGGTCATCTGTGTGTACCATCAACATAGATGATGGCATCTTCCTCTCAAAGAAATATCGGTATAGGTTCTTATCCATTCCTATAAGGGTGAGAGCTTTTTCAAATATTGTTAATATAGGAGACCACCCATAAGTTTCCGATGGAGAAAACTTCGATACATGGATTACCTCCTCATTAAAGAGATAAATATTGGTTTCCCTGTGTCGGTACCTATACATAACAGCTAACCTGTCATGCCCCTTGTCACACTTACCCTCCGTCTCAGAAACATCGTTCCTATCAACGGGGCAGACCCAGTGAGAATGCTTAGGTACACCTTTGTTATCTAGATCAAACTCTATAAGGGCTGGATTGAGTCTTCGTATTTCCCTAACTTTAGATGTTATCGACTTATCTTTCTTATCTATAAAATAATCTCTTACCAAATAGATGAAAGCATCATCCGTAGAGTTCAGATCGAAATGCACCTGTCTAAGTACCTGCTCCAAACTTTGATCAAAGATATTACAATCTTCCATGTATTTCTTTAATCGTTCTACTTCCTCGTGATCGGGATTCTCCGTATCTGGGATCAGCTTTATACCTCTCCTAAATACTTCGTTAGTTATGTGGTGAAGGGGTGCTCTAATTTCTTCTACTTGCATCGCAATTGTTTGTATGTCTTGAACAAGTTGTTTCCGATACGCCATCTGGTTGCGTATCCAACCATTCACAACTGTTTCAATTCCCAGAGTGGGGGTTCGCCCAGTGGCAGACGCAGCAGAAGCATCATTATACCCTTTGCTAAGATTTAACCATTCCAGAGTATTGTGAATGTCTCCTAAACTTTTAGCCATTTCTGGAACTTCGGGTAAATAATCTTCTAATTTCATATATTAATCCTTGAGTATCTCATCCATATCAGACATAGCAGCTAATTTTAACACCGCCCCTAGAGCTTGTTGCTTCAGTTCAAAAGTATCACTCCGTCTAGCTTTCACTATGAGGTCTTCTTTCTCAGATTGTAATTCTACTATATGTTCTTGTAAGTCTCTAATTTGAGTATTTAGTTCTTCATTACCTAAAAGTGATGAAGCATTCTCTAAAACTCCTAACCTAGAGGCTTCCTTCATTAAAGATAGGAAAGCTCCTTCGCTCATAACTGTTACTGCGGGGCTAGAATCAGGCACATCCTCATCAGGTTCTAAGACCTTCAGTGCGTCATGCCATGTATCTAATATACGCCAAGTCCCCGTCTCATCCTGATTAGCTACATACTGTTCTCCACGCTCTCTTAACATATTACCTATAGCCATGCTATACTCCTTACCTTTAGTCTACTCTTATTATACTACGAATCTACAGTTTTACGCAATGTGGCACTTAGACCACCCACAAGACTTACACGTTACACAGCCCCCTTCCTCAACATGATAGGGGGAACCACAACATTCTCCACCTGCAACTAGGACTGGTTCCTCTATAACATGCAAAAAATCTAATTGGAAATTAGTATTTACCG